TTCTGCTTTTCTAAAGCTTCTTTCAACATTTCTTCTGTTATTTCTGCCATTTGATAATCTCCTGATTAAAATGGTTGTAGCCCTGCTACTGATTAATATTAACTAAATTTTATGCTATTAATTTGGGTTGGTCAAATAAACTAACGATTAGTAAATTTAGCCACCAACATACTCACTTAAAAACTCATTCTTATTCATATACTCAAGAATCTTTTTATTCTCATTAGCCATTTGTTGTAAGGTTAAAGGGTTGCCCATATTATCGGTTAAAGCATTTCTAAACTCTTGAGCGCTTAAACCTGAATTGCGGAATATTAATCCTCGAGCTTTACCCAATACAGCATCCTGCTGCGATACAGGTTGACGCTTTAACACATCATAATACTGCTTGCTTGCATCTATTTGCCCGGTAGTTCCTTTCTTTAAATCTTCACCACCTTTAAAGTTAACCGAACGTGTCGAGCCGGTGTTGTTTAGCTTTTCATTATAAAACTCTGCAACAATCTGAGTCCTACACGAAAAATGGAAGGGCGGTAGCGGGTTGTATTTATCAGAATAGCGATAGGTTTTACCATCAAAGTAACGACAGTTTGGAGTTGTGCGCGTATCAAGCGTAGCTAAAATAGTATAGCCATAAACAATATCATCATTTTGCTTGTAAACCTCATCGCGTGACGTTGACGCAATGTGATTAATTGAGGTTCTAACAATTGACTCAGCTTCACGGCGTGACTTGTCAATAATTCCATCGGTATACTTTTGCGCTCTAGTGCCAACAATTGCCTGCTTCATTTCCTCAAGCGTTAAACCTTGCGAATAACCACCGCTAATAACACTGGCTATCTTTTTACTATTAACACCCAAGCCTTTAATTAAATCATCAAAGTCAACAAACGTATTATTACCACCTATTTGCAGTGGGTTTTTAGTGATAGCATTCCATAGCGCTCGATTGCTCGGTGATTCGACAATAACATCAGCTGCAACGACAGCCTGCATTGATTTAGCCACAAAGTCAGCCTCATCATAAGCGAATGGTTTAAACTGCTGCTCGTACAACTCAGATATATCGCTGTAAATTTGCTCTGTGCGCTTCTCTATGTCGGCTAAAAGCTTCTCGTAGCGCTTACGTGATGCAATGGTACTGCCTTCACGATTAATACGCTCACGCAGCCATTTAGCGAGGTCGGTTAGTATCTCGGTAGTTTCTTTATTTAATGATGTAGCAAAGCGCTGGTCTAGAATCGACCTATTACTTAAAGCAGCGTAAAACTCAGGAGATTGCATAAAAAAGCCCTATCGGATGATAAGGCTAGTATAGCGCGGTGTTAGTGGTGGTGCAATTTAGGTTATTTTAATAATTCGGGGTTTTCGTGTATATTTCCTACAACCCTCACCCTATACGATCTTAAGTTTAGGTCGTGACACTTCACCCATTTGTCATCACACTCAATAATATCTCTCCTTTTAGCCCTAGTAATTACAGCCCCTTTTGATGGGTATATTTTAACAACACCAAAGCTTTCATTTTCTCCAAACTCATCACTGCCATAACCACCGACCCACTCACAATGCTGTATAACAATATCACCCTCATAAATCTCAACGCCGTTTTTATCTTTTAATCCGGTGTATTGCATAACCTCAATATCATTTTTATCTAGCGGGTATTCATAATCACCAGCAAGCGCACCGCCACCGCAATAAAATTCAATTAAATTACTCATTCTTTTTAGCGCCTTAACCCAGACTCTAAACCTGATTTCTCTCATTTCCATCTCCTAAATTTAAACAATAAGTGTCATTAGATACGTTAGTGCATTAAGGCTTCCAGTGCGTATCCCACTGATTAAGTTTGCCTATATTGCAATCCTCACAAAGCACTTGGAGGTTGTTTATATCAAGCTCTAGCTCTGGATGTGTTGACCTAGGTTTTACGTGATCAACATGCATGGTTAAATCATCTTTAGGCGTACCGCCGCAGCATTGGCATTTATTACCGTACTTTTCAAAGGCTTGATAGCGCAATATTTTCCACAGCCTAGATGAATAAAAATCTTTCTTTGTTCTTACATTTTTAATTGGTCTTTCTTTGCTTTCTATTTTTCTGATTAAGAAATCTATCTGACCATTTGGGTGAATGTCGCCACGTATAACCAAATCTAACTTTGCGTGAGCCATAACAATTAATTCAAGCGTAGAAAATTCACCACCAAGACCTAGCCAGCTTTTTATTCTAGCTTTCTTTTCTATCATACATTTGGAAGCTTTAGATTTTCGCTCTCTTCTTTTAGCTTGACGCTCTGACTTTGTTAGCTTTCCCATTTATTTCTCCTTTAATTTAATAACCAAACAATAACCCAAACCAGCTTAGATTATAAATACCGTTTAGCTATATGCTTATGCTTATTTGTTATTTCAAAATAGAGTTAAATTGAAATAAGATTTAGGGACTTTAATTAATGGAGAAGATGATGAAATATCCGTATATTGGTGATTGCAGTGGTATTGCTAGAGTGCTTTTTACTGGAGAAAGAACTGGCTTTAGTATTGACTCATGGTTTTACAGTGATGGATGGAATGAGGGAAACTTCAAAAACATAACCCACGAATACCTAGCCAACACCTACGGCGAAGTGAAATCGCCTGAGCATGCAGAGTTTATTGTTGAGTTGGCGGAAAATGCCGGGTTTGAGTTGGCGCGACAAAGCAAACATCTCGGTAATTTTTTCTCTTTTGATGTTAAAGGGTTTTGCTTTCTTGATACTGAGATTATAGCCAGTCAGTACTGCAAGAAAATAACAATCCCGCTACCACCTAAATCCGAGCCTGAAATATACCCACAAGAAAACCTAGGCGAGCCTCCTAAGCATTTTGATTGCGTGTGCAATAAATGTGGCGGGAAATGCTGCACTGGTCGGTGTGAAGATTTCCCGAAAATTGGTGATGAGATATTAACCGCGTCAAAAAGCAAAGCTAAAGTGCTAGCCAAGCACGGGGGAAAATTATGGATTGAGTATATAAATGGAGGTAAGGGACTTAACACTATCAACGCAGCCTCAATACAAAAACAAAAAACGCCAGAGGAAGAGTTGCGTGATGATATTCTTGACTGCGACAACTTCGCCATAACCGAAGCTAAAGCAAATCAACTTGCTAATTGGTTAACTAATAAAGGCTATGAAATAAATAAAAAGCCCCAATAAGGGGCTTTATTTCTACTCGTCTAAATTCATTCCAGTGCTGGGTATATCACCTATCCTCTCGATGTACTCAACAATACTATCACCCTCAAGTGAAAACTTATTTTCTTTAAGTACTTTAAACAGATATTCATCTGGAAATTTACCCTGAAAATTTAAAGTTATTAATTGCTGCAGTGTTTGTGGGTCAATGCGATCATCATAGAATCGTTTATTTAATTCGAGTATAAACTCATCTGGCTGGCCTGACTCGTTATTAAACATCATTAACCACTTAATTACATTAATATCACCAGCTTCAATGTTGTTGATAATTCCAGTTAGGTTAGCAAGGCCAAGCCCTTTTCGCACCCTCACGCTTTCAGCGGTTTCATTCTGACCGACCGTGATAATCTGAGCGCCAATCTGAGCCATTGACTCTACATCTTTATCCATTGCCTCGATAAGCATGCTATCAACTGAGATTTGAGCTAAGCCAATCTCACAGCCAACATAAGCAGAGCCGCCGAATGTAGGTGATTGCCCCTCAGTTAAACCGTTAGCTTTTTGGAACTCTGAAATGCTTACACCGTCACTTAATGCAAACGTAGCCGTTGGCGCACCGAAGTACCACATCGCCTGCCTGAATGTCGCATCGTTATTAAATAGTGCAATGTTAATCTCAGAGATTTTAAACATCGGCAAAGGATCAACGCTTGGCGTATTTTCAATTGAGCCGTAAAACTGAAATGGAATCCAATCTAAACGCTCACCATTGCCAAGAGTAGGCGAGTAAATATTAACCGTTGTACCATCATCACGCTTAACCGAGTAAAGACCTTCCTCATCCAAAAACAACTCATAAGTAACGTTAAACGATTCACGCATAAAGTCATTACCAGACACAATCATCTGCGTATAACACTCGCTAAGCTTCACATAATTAAGCTGCTTGCGACCGTTTATAATAGCCTCTGACCAGTCTTTGATATCCTCAGCCTTAAACCCTTGGGCGCGAGCAAATAAGCCCTTGTCGCGTAT